AGCAAGTTGGACATTTTGGACAAGATTAGATAGCTTGTCAGGTGGCGACCAAAAGTTTATTGCAAAAGCAACTACTGTAGGGGGTGCAAATGCAGCATATCAAATAAGAACTAATAATGCAGATTTATTATTTCAATCTAATGATGGAGGTTGGTATGGTGTTACTGCTTCTTCTTTTTTTACAGATTTAAATTGGGTTAATGTAACAATAACTTTAGATTCTAGTAATTTAGCTAGTTTTTATAAAAATGGTGTTTTATTTTCATCAGGAAATTTAGGTATTGACATACCTGCAAATACAGGAGAAATGTTATTTGGTGCAAGAACACCATCTAGTCCTACTAATTTCTTAAATGGAGAAATGACTGAAGTAGGTATATACAATAGATGTCTTACTGCATTAGAAGTAGCATCACTATACAATCAGGGAGTGCCGACTGATTTATTAGTAAGTAGAGGAGATTATGTAGCTACAGGATTACAAGGATATTGGAAGATGGGGGATGGTACTAATGATGAGTACCCTGTTATCTACGACCAAACTAATCCTACACTAGGTTCTGAAGAAATTGTAAATGGAGATTTTTCATCTTCAGATATTTCAATGATAAGTGGTGCAGGAACTAGGTCTGTAGTAAATAATGAATTAAAAATTGAAGAAAATGGTGCAGGTTACAGTCAAGTTATATATAATGGAATATTAGATACATCAAAAATTTATAAAGCTACTTTTGATTTTACTATTGGTACAGGTTCTTATAATATTTATAATACTACACAAGGCAATCCTCAAATTACTTCAAGTGGTACATATACATTTTATTTAGAAAATACTGCTAGATTTTATGTAGGAAGTAATGGTGCAGGAGATGTATGGTATATGGATAATATATCTGTTAAAGAGGTTAATGGCAATCCTGCTTATATGACCAATATGGTAGAGGGTAATATTACTAACCAATATCCACTAACAAAGATTAGAAACTACTATAGAATGGGTGATGGTATATTAGATGGTTATCCTATCATACAAGACCAAACAAGTCCTAATCTTGCACATATACCTACTACTAATTTAGCAACGTATTCAGAAAATTTCACAACAATAGGTTGGACTAACGACAAAGTTATAGTAACAACAAATTCAGTAGTAAGTCCTGATGGAACACAAAATGCAAGTACAATAACACCTACTAATGTAAGTGGTGTTCACTTAATATCTACTACAGGAACTAATACAGTTGCTATGTCTGTATATGCTAAACAAAATGGTTACACTAGATTTAGATTTAATTCAGGTTCATCAAGTAATGGTTATGCTTCTTTCAATCTTTCAACAGGCGAAGTAGCAGCTACAGGTGGTACTTATTTATTTGATAGTGGGATAGAAGATGTTGGTAATGGTTGGTTTAGATGTTTTTTGGTTCTTAGAGGTGGTGTTGCTACTAATATGACAATAGCAATAGAAGATGCTTCAGGAAGTGTTAGTTTTACAGGAGATGGTACTTCAGGTATACACTTATGGGCTGCACAATCAGAAGAACAATTACAACCAACAACTTACATAAAGTCAGATGGTATAGCAGCAGTAAGAAAATCATCTACTACTAACTTAATACCTTATAGTGAAGATTTTAATAATGCAGCTTGGTTTAAATCATCAGCTATTAGCATTACATCTAATTATGCGACTGCACCTGATGGAACACAAACTGCTGATAGACTAGTTTCTACAGGTGGTTCATTTCCACAATTACACGAAACATTAACAGGATTAACTATAGGGCAAGTATATACTGTTAGTTTTTATGTCAAATCTGATGGTACAACACAAATACAACAATCTGCTCACATTACATCAAATGGCGATACTATTAATTTTACACCTACAAATGATTGGGTAAGAATACAATATACAAGGGTTGCTACTGCAACTTCGCATGTTTTTGTAACTTTTACTAATTCAGGTTCGGCAGCAGCTTCTTCTTATTTAATATGGGGTTACCAAGTAGAAGAACAAACACAAGCAGAAACGTATGCTAAAACAACAGGATTACCTGTAACAATAGATTTATTTACAGAAAATAACTATGGTACAATGACTAATATGTCTGCATCAGATATAGTAGAAGATACACCTTAAAAAATTAAAATTATGATATATACAACACCAAATACAAGTTTATTGACAGAAGTAGATGCAGAAGGAAACCCTGTATGTGATTTCTCACAAATAGTAGAAGATTCTCCTGCAACTGTAAGAAAGTCATTAGATGGTACATTATTTATTGCTAAATTTATGGGCGAAACTCCATCTTTTTTAGAAGGACTAACTCAATATACTCACGAGGAGATATTAGCAATAGTAAGAGGTTCTGATTGGACACCTGAACAAGAATAAAATAAATTATGGAAAATATACTAAGTGTAGATTTATCGAGTGAAACAAGTCCTGTCGTACAAGAAGTACGAGGACGAGAATATATAGAGTATGGTACTGAGCATTGGAAAAACCTTTACCCTCAGTTCTTAATTGATTTATATTATAATTCTAGTACACACGCAGCTATTATTAATACAACTGCTGAAATGATTGCAGGAGAGGACATAATAGTAGATGAGAATGAAAACCTAGAACAATTTGTTAAACTTAAAAAATTCTTTGCTGAAGCTAATGGTAAAGAAACACTACACGAAGTAATTAAAAAGATTTCATTTGACTTTAAGCTACAGGGTGCATTTGCTTTACACATTATATGGAATAGAGCAAAAACAGAAATAGCTGAGATACACCACGTACCTGTAGAGAGAGTAAGAGCAGCAAAACCTAATGCTATGGGCAAAGTAGATTGCTACTATGTTTGTGCAGATTGGAGTAATACGAGAACTAACAAACCTATGAAGTTAGCTGCTTTCAATACTAAAGATAGAACTAATCCTAGTCAGTTATTATATACAGGTTTATATAGTCCTAATATGGACATTTATCATACTCCTGATTACTTAGCTGCAAATAATTGGGCATTAGTAGATCAAAGAGTTGCTGAGTTTCATCTAAATAACATAAGTAACGGATTTTCAGGCAGTTACATGATTTCTTTTGCTAATGGAGTACCTACACAAGAGGAGAGATTTCAAATTGAGCAAAGTTTAGCAGCAAAGTTTACAGGTGCTAGTAATTCAGGAAAGTTTGTATTAACGTTCTCAGATGATAAAACTAGAACTCCTGAGATAACACCAATTACTGTAAGCAACGCAGATAAGCAATATCTTGCCTTACAGGAACTTTTAGTACAAAATATACTTACAGGTCATAGAGTTACTTCTCCTATGCTTATGGGTATTAAAAACGATACAGGGCTAGGTTCTAATGTTGATGAAATGAACGCAGCTTTTGAAATATATTTAAATACTGTAATAGTACCCTACCAAAAACATATCATAAAAACTTTATCTAAAATATTTGAAGTTAATGGTATTAATATACCTTTTTCGTTTGTACAAGCTAAACCTATTACTACTAAGTTTACTATTGAAGATTTAAAAAGTGTTTTAACTGAAGATGAGATTAGAGAAGAATTTGGATTAAAACCTTTAACTGATGAAGAACTAACGGCAGAAGATGAAGATAACTATAACTTAGAAAAAGTAGGTTCAATAGTTTCTGATGGTAAAGAGTTACCTTTATTTGACAGTATAGAAGAAGCTGAAGCTGAAGCAGAAAGATTAGGTTGTAGTGGACATCATATACATACACAAGATGGTAAAGAATACTTTATGCCTTGTGAAAATCACGATCAATTAATAGATTTAGAAGATTGTGGTTGTAAAAAAGCATTAGATAAAGAGTGTGATTGTGGTAAGAAAGATGGTAAATGCGACAAGAGTTGTTATGGGGATGAAGATATGATAACACCGAACCCTTGTCAATCAGGATATGAACCTATAGGACATAAAATAAAAGATGGTAGGAAAGTACCTAACTGTGTACCTATAAAAGCAAAAACTGAGTTAGATGCTTTCTTAGAAACTGTAGAGGATATACCTGAAGGTTGGGAACTAATAGATGAAGAAGTAGTAGATGGAGAACACGCAGATTTTAACTTTGAAGAAGAACTAAATCAGATAGCTAGTGAGAAAGTAGAGTTAGCTACTACAGGAGTTGCAAGACCTGACAGTAAATCTGAGCAAGATGGTATATCTAAAAAAACATATGACTACTATAGAGTACGTTATGTATATGCAGAAGATAATTTTTTAAGTAGAAAGTCAGGAAAACAAAGAGAATTTTGCAAAAAAATGTTAGAATCAAAAAAATTATATCGTAAGGAAGATATTTCTAGAATGAGTACAAAAAGAGTTAATCCAGGTTGGGGTAAAGGTGGTGCAGATACTTATGATATATTCTTATATAAAGGGGGTGGTAATTGCCATCACTTTTGGCTAAGACAAATATACAGAACAGAACTAGGTATATCTGTAAGTACAAAGATTAAAGATGCAGATTTAGTAGGATATACTAAAGCTAGATCAGAAGGGTTTACTGCTAAGAGAAATGACAAGAGAGTAGCAATAGCACCTAAAAGAATGAAAAATAACGGATTTGTAAAAAAGAGATAATATGGCATACGTACTATTCATATCAGAAGATAAACTAAAAGATTCTACGGCAATCAATATGAATGTAGATGTAGAGTTTTTATTACCTTTTGTAAAACAAGCACAGAAACTTTATGTAGAAACTAAGTTAGGTACAGACCTTAACCAAAAGATTAAAGACCTTATAACGGCAGGAACTATAAATGATCCTGCTAATGCTAATTACAAAACATTACTAGATACTTACATAGGAGATATGCTACCTAATTTTGCGTTATATCACGCAATACCTTTTTTACGTTTTAAGATAGAGAATGGTAACATATATTCTAAGACATCAGAAAATGGAGTAGCTTTAACAACAGAAGAAGCACAACATTTAAGAAGTGAAGTATTAAATACAGGAGAGTATTATATGGAAAGAATGATTGACTATATTAAGAATAACATTAGCTTGTTTCCTGAGTATTCTACAAACTCAGGTGCAGATGTATCTCCTGATAGCAACGCATATTATGCAGGAATGAATTTAGAAAGACCTAAAATGCAGGGAGATAGAATAACACTTAGAGATTTTTTAACACCTGATCTTACATAATGAAGAAAAGATATAAAGTAAAAGAAGTAAATAAGATTAAATTAAAAACATATTTGACAAATGCCAATACAAAAAACAGTACAGGACACACTAGAAGTAGCAGCAGTAAACGGAACAGTCCTAAGTGTAACAACATTTACTAATTTAGAACTAGCACTTAAAATTATACTGTTAGTTGTTTCTATAATTTATACTATAGATAAATGGCACAATCAAAGAAAGAATAATGCCAAAAAAAATTAAATCTTATACAATCATTAAAAAAACTCCTACTAAACGTAAAGGAGTACATTCTAAAAATGCTTCCAAAGGTCAAGTTGGTTTCAAGAAAAAAAGTAGAGGGCAAGGTTAATCTTGTTCTTGAGAGAGAAATATTTACAGATAAATCTATAATAGGTAGGTTGTATCTGAATAAAGAATATGTATGTGATACCTTAGAAAATCCATACATAAACAATGAACGCAATATAAGTTGTATCCCTGAAGGAAAATATGATGTAAGATTGCGTACACCAAGAGAGAGTGCTACAAGAGATTATTTACATCTTATAGTACAGGAAGTACCTGATAGAAGTTATATCCTATTTCATAAAGGTAATAAACCTGAACATACACAAGGTTGTATTCTAGTAGGAACGAATAATGAACAGGACTATGTTAGTAAGTCAGGGTATGCTATGGACTTTTTGATGAGGAGAATACTTAATTTAGGTGGCGAGAATATTAAATTATTAATAAAAAATAAATAAAATGAAAGAATATTTAATAATGACAATGTTAAAATCAAAGAAAGTATGGTACACAATAGCAGCTATTGTAGTACCTTTTGTAGCAAGATCATTAGGTGTAGATGAAGTTCATGTTAGCGAAATATTTTGGGCTTTATTAGCACTACTTGGAGTAACAGGTTTACAGGACTTCGGTAAAGATGCGAAGTAATAGATACAGATTAAAACCACACGAGATACAAGTCATTCAAAAATTGCGAGAGCAAGAAGTAAGTAACGTATTAGTAATTGGAGATTTGCACGAACCTTTTTGTCTTGACTCGTATCTTGATTGGTGTATAGAACAATACCACACCTATAATTGCACGGAGATAGTGTTTATAGGCGATATAATAGACAATCACTACTCAAGTTACCATGAGACCTCAGCAGATGGAATGGGTGGCTTAGATGAGCTAGAATTAGCTATTAAGAGAATCTCTAGATGGTATAATGCTTTTCCTAAAGCAACTGTAATAATAGGAAACCACGATAGGATCATTATGCGTAAAGCACAGACAAGTGCAATACCAAGCAAATGGATTAAATCATATAAAGAAGTATTAGAAGTACCTGATTGGAACTTTGTAGAAAGATACGAACTAAATGGAGTTCAGTATATACACGGAGAAGGTGGTACTGCAAGAACAAAGTGTAGAGCAGATATGATGAACACAGTACAAGGACATCTACACACACAGGCATATTGCGAACACTATGTAGGAAAAAACTTTAGAGTATTTGGAATGCAAGTAGGATGTGGTATAAATCACAAATCCTATGCTATGGCTTATGCTAAATATGGAAAGCGACCTGCCGTAGGTTGTGCAGTTATTCTTAATAATGGTCAAACTCCATTAAACCTCTTAATGCCTTTATAATCATATATTAACATCTTAATTGTTAATAACTTTTTTAATTACTTAGTTAATTACCAAGTTAATTTGTATATTTGTATCATAAATTTTAAAAACTATTATGAAAACAAATTATAAAGTAATTAACAGACAAACAAGAAACGAGTATATACTTAATGCTAAAGAAGTTGTAGAGTTTTTTAAACATCAACACATTAGAGATTATGCAGTTTCTGTAATACCTAATTCAACATATACATTTTTAAAGACATTATTAGCTAGTGCATTAGCAGTAGCTTTTGTAGTGTGTATGACAAAAGTTATTATGTTATGGATTTAAATTACGAAGATTGGTTAAAAGGAACTTACGAACATTGTATTGATCCTACATTAGATATATACGTTGATGAAGATACAAGATGTGTAATATGTGGAGATTTTAATAAATGTGATTGTGAAGAAAAATGGAGTAAAAAAAGTTTCTGCTGCGAAGCAGATATGGATGCAGATAAAATCTGTAGTGAATGTGGAGAGCATTGTTTAAGTGCTTGGGAATATGATAATAAATAATTAAATAAATAAATATGAAAAATAGTAAAGTAGTAAACGTACAAGGTTCAGGGATGTTTAAAGAACTATATGTATTTGAAGTAGAATTAGACAACGGAGATATAGGTAAAATATATCGTAAGTCAAATGATTCTAAATTAAGTGTAGGACAAGATATTTCTTACACTATAAACGACAAGGGAAGTATTAAGATTGTAACAGATTATCAAAAGAATAATCAAAGTCAATCAACTCCTAAACAAGATAATGTGCAGAAATTTATTGTAAGACAGTCAAGTATAACTCGTGGAATAGAATTTATGAATCTTATGAATCTTATAAATCCTTCTAAATTTACTAGAAAAGAAATAAGACAAATAATATTAGAAGAAGCAGAAGTTTTTGAAAAATGGGTAATGCGTTCTGATTTGCAATATAAAGTAGATATGATAAAAAAATCTTTTGATGCAGAAGTAAAAAATGATGATATACCATTTTCAGATTTACCATTCTAATATGACAGATAGAGAAAAATTTGAAACCATTTGCGACCTTACTACACAGATAGTAGGGTTGCAACAAGGTTCATTAGCTTATAAAACTAGAAAGCAAGAAGTGTTAGTGCCTAGAATGGTTGCGACAGTAATAGGTATAATGACTAAAGATATACACCCTACTATTATTGCAGAAATAATTAAAAAGGATCGTACTTCTGTATTACATTATATGAATTGTCATAAATCTAACTATGCTAGTTTTCCTTTTTATAGAAATACTTTTAATAAAGTTTACAATGCTTTTACTGAAGCTGAAAAGATAAAAGTAGTATTAAGTAGTAGGGATGAGATATGTAGATTATTAATAGATTCAGGTATAAAGATTTCTGCTAAACCACAAGTAAAAATTAAGATAACAAGTGGCAAGGCAAATTATACCTTACCAACTACCTATTTGGATTTTTCAAAAAATATTGATATAATTAAGCAGTCATTAACTGAAGTAGATTACTCTACAGATATTATAACATTATGAACGAAAAACCAAATTACTACGCAATAATACCTGCTAACGTAAGGTATTCAGATTTAAAACCTAATGCTAAATTATTATATGGAGAAATAACTGCACTTAGTAATAAGCACGGATATTGCTTTGCTTCAAATAATTACTTTGCTAATTTATATAATGTAAATAAAAATACTATTAGTTCTTGGATTACTGATTTAAAAAATAAAGGTTTTATTGTAGTTACAATAGAACGAGATTTAAGGAACGTAATCACGAAAAGATGTATAGGTATACTGAAAAAGATGGATACCCCTATACACGAAATCACGGAGTATAATAATACAAGTATTAATATTACAAGTAATAATATATCTATAGAGCAATTTGAAAATCATGTTATGTACTTTGATTATCCTAATGAAATGAAACAAGATTTTATAGATTATTGGACAGAAAAAAGTTCTGACCATATTAACGCAAAAATGCGTTTCCAAAAACAATCTACTTTTGATGTGAAAAGGCGACTTGCTCGTTGGGCAAAAAATTCTCAGAAATGGGATGCACCTAAAAAAACAGGTACTTCTAAATTAGATGCACAGATAGATGAATGGCAAAAAGCAAAGAACTTATTATGATAAAAGAATACAAGCAAATGATCTACTTAAAAAACCTATATAAAAAAAATACTATAGATTTGGATAACTATTTTAAGTATAGTGGTAAGTTAGAAATAGGTAAAAGATTTAAAGAACCAAAAAAAGATTATGTATATGTACATAGGAGATTGATTAAAAATGATATGTCTAAATATAAATTTAAGAAATGAAAAAAAATAAATTTTTAAATAGTGTTATTGATTTATTAGATATTATGACTAATGAATTAAAAGAAAAAGAAGAAAAATGTGCAGATGGTAGGATGTTAATTAGAATTGGACATAGAATTTCTGCTATACATAAAGTTAAACATTATATAAAACAAAGAATTAAAAACGAAGATATACCTGAAGTTATTAGAAAAAAAACAAATGTAGATTTTTTATATAATTTAAAATCAAAAGATTAAATGAAAACATTACAAGAAGAAAACATAAAAGAACTAACAGAAAAGACATTAGACCTAATTGCCAAGACATCAGTAGAGTTAGGACATAGGGCAGATGCTAAAACTATGGCATCTCTTGCAAAGATATTAGCTGAAGATTTACAAAAAGAGAATAGATTTAGAAGGATGTATTTTAATCAAATAAAAGATTCTTTTTATCAGGGGGTAAGGTTTTGCGACTTTGAACCTTTTCTTAATATAAGAACTTTTTACAGATGGATTATTGCTCATAAGAAAATAGTAAATGATGCTTACTATCAAGTACATACATTAAATAAAAAACCTGAAGAAGTACCATTTTATCAAGAACCTAAAAAACTATTAAAATGAAAACTATAACTATTACACAAGATGAAATTAAAACTGCAACTGATGCAATTAAATGGCATCTTAAAAACTATGGACATATAACAAGTTGGGAAGCTATAAAAGAATATGGTGCTACAAGATTAGCAGATATTATATATAAATTAAAGAAACAAGGTTACAATATACATACTACTGAAATAGCAAAAACTACTAGATTCGGTAGAAAAACAACTATAGCTAAGTATCTTTACTTTAAACCGAAACCACAATACGAACAAAAATTAATATGGGGGTAAAAAAACCTGTAAGCAAATTAAAGAAAGAGTTAGATAGTTGGTTCTCTAAATATATAAGATTAAGAGAAGCTACAGATACTGGTGCAGCCCAATGCTTTACTTGTGGTAAGGTTGCACATTATAAATCAGGTATGCAATGTGGTCATTTTCAATCTCGTAGGCATCATAATACAAGATGGAATGAACAAAATTGTCAAGTACAATGTGTTAAATGTAATATGTTTGGTCAGGGAGAGCAGTATAAGTTCGGCATGTATTTAGATGCTAAGTATGGATTAGGTACTGCTGAAGAATTAGAATATCTGTCAAAGCTAAATGTAAAAATGACTAGGATAGATTATGTAGAAAAGATAAGTTATTACAAAGGGCTTGTTAATAAAATAAAAAAGGAAAAGAATATAGAGTAATTAATTTTCTATATTTGGAATATGACAAAACCAATATTTGCAAATACTACACATCAAATAGTTGTTAATGATTATTTGAACTTAATGTTATCTTTTGTCAAAGAGATTTCTTCTGAAACTAGATACAATAATTTTAAGGAAGTATTACAAGTTATAATAGAATATCATAATAGTTATGGCAAAGATGTAGATGCAGGTAATTGGGATGATTGGCTAACACTTATACCTTCGCATACTTCAGTAATGGTAAACGGATATTTTGCAGGTATACAAACAAAAAGAAATTTAGAAGCTATAAGAGCATACAAGCTATTGTTAGACAATGCTTTAGAAATGGTTGTAAGAGATTTAAGAGATATAAAAAATAATAATGAATAAAGTATATCAGGCAGTAGCAGATTGTAGAGAAACATTTGTAGAAATGTCTTACACCTACTCGCAAGATATAAACGAAATAGAAGAAGCAGTACAAGAATTAATGTTATACTTTATGCAGATGAACCCTGCAATATTAAAAGATATATATAATAAAGATGGCAAGAAAGGATTAATAAGATATGGTGCAGTAGTATTAAGAAGAAGCTATACATCAGTAAGAAGTCCTTTTTATTATAAATACAATAAATACTATACTAACTTAGATGCACAGGCAAGTAGTATAACATACGACATAACAGAAACAGGAGAAATGTCAAACGAGAAACATCTATACAATATACCTAATCCTGAAGAATACCAAC